AACTGTCTAAAGCTGAAGCAAACGGTGAAGCTTCTTCTTCCCAGGGTGGTTACTACTTTGCTGGTGGTAAGACCAAGGACTCCTCTGGTCGTATCTCCTACACCACCACTGAGTATGACAACCAAGTTCAACAGTTCTCGGTTCGTACCGACCTGCTGACTGTTGTTAAGGACCTGCGTAAGCGCAACGTTCCTACATTCTCTGACGGTCTGTATCGCTGCATCTGCGATCCCGTCTTCATGATGCACCTGCGTCGTGATTCTGACTTCCGTGAGATCGCCCGTTACGCTGGCGCTCCTGGTCAAGGCATGTACATGGGCAACCCCATGATGCCTAACAACACCAGCTTCTACATGGGTCCCCAGGCTGGTCAGGGTTACTTCCTGGCTGGTGAGCCTGTGATGCCTACTGGTGTTCAGTTCGAAGGCGTTAAGTTCTTCGAGTCGACCAACTTCCCCAGCAAGAGCGTCAACACCTCCTTCGATAACGGCTCCAGCTATGCCTCGAAGGAAGTTGCTCAGGGTTACTTCTTCGGTCCTCAAGCTATCGGTGTTGGTATCGGCGGCCCGAACGCTCAGGTGCTGATCAACAACAACGACGACTTCAGCCGTTTCATCATCCTGATCTGGCAACTGTATGCAGGTTTCGAAATCCTGAACAAGGACTTCGTTACAACTGCCTTCAGCTACCTGCAAGACGACGGCACTGTTTGATCAAAATAGTATTTAACATTTAGGACAAAATAGATGAGCTATTTATCTGCTAAGAAAATCTACCCGGGTAACTGGGCAGAAGCTCTGAACGGTTGGTATCGCAATATCGACACCACAGACGACGGTACTAATAATGCCTCTAACGGCGGCCCCACTTCGGTGTTGGCCGTCCCTGGCTACCGTTACTTCCAGCAGCGCGGCTACGTGGCCGTGGCTGCTACTTCTGGTTCCCCTCTGGCAACCGGCAATGTGATCGTTCCTTCCCCTTATCGGAACGACACAACCCGTCCTGATATCACCGGCATGGTGATCTCTGGCAGCAGCACTCAGCCTGCATACGTGTATCGCACCGCCGTCTCCGTGGCTTCCGGCTGGGGCGACAACCGTGTCTCTTCTGGTGTGTTTGCTGCTACAGGTAACGTTATCTCCTTCGGTCGTGATAGCAGTGGTCCTACCGCTGCTTCCGGCGTTGGTGAAGCCGTGATTCAGGCAAACCTGACCTCCACCGTTTCTGGTGACGCTGCTACCAAGATTTACTTCGCTGGTGGTAGCCAAGCTTTCGGTGAAAACCCCTTCATCACCGCTACAGGTGCTGCAGGTGTTTCTGGTGGCATCGTGTACTACGAAGCAACCGCCGCCACCACCATGAAGGTGTTTGCGAAAGGTACTGCTAACGGCACCAGCACTTCTGGCGGTATTTATATCTCCGATGCTGACTCGAACGCTGGCCTCACCGGTTACCTGGTTGTGGAAATCTGCTACATCCAACCCGATGACGCCCCTGGCTACGAGGACATCGAAGCTTATCTGCCTAACCGTACAGTTAGCTGAATAAGTTAAACTAGGACCAGAAATTAACTCTGGTCCTTATGCTTTATCAGCACAAAAAAACAGGCGCTAATGTAAAGGTTGTAAGCGAATGGGATAACGGCGATTGGTTCATGGTTGAAGACCAGGATGGTCGCCTTTTCACCGCTTACAAAACTGAATTAGTTGCTGACGAAAGCGCAACTAAAAAAGTTAAAGCGCTCCAGGTTAAAGATAAAGCCGCCCAGGAGGAACCTCGGTCGTTTCCCCCCGATACCCGATTGAATATCAACGGTGCAACTGCACAGATGATTGCCGATCACATTAAAGGTATTGGAATGAAGACTGCCCGAGAGATCAAAGATCTTCAGATGTCCTTATCGGGTGAAAGGTTTAGCTCTCTCGAGCAATTGAAACAAATTAAACGAGTCGACTGGGATGCTGTTATTTCTGCAAACCTAATCCGAGTGTAATAAGTTTCATCATTAAGCCCCTGGGAAACCAGGGGTTTTTAATTCTAAAATAAGAAGATAAGAGTCCTGTGTTCTGGGAATACTTAAACTTATTTTTCACTGTTGCTACTTCTGTTGTAATGGCCTATACTCCAATCCGTTCAGGTTTTACTGGCCCCAGTGCAAAGATTGGAGGGTCAAGTGATTATCATATTGACTTAAAAATGCTGGAATCGCTCCCCATTGGGGAACGTGTCAAAGCTGTTGATTCATTAGCAAGAAAATATGCATCAATTGGACGTGAGATTGAGTTCTCTAATCAAGCAGTTGCAGGCCAACGCTGGAACCCAGAGGCCGACTTAGCAACACGGGTTGACTTACTCAATCGAGCAGGTGCTGCCCACAGTAAACGTCCTGGCTGGCAGTCGTTAGATTTTTATGTCCCGTTTAAAGGCAAAAGCCGTTTTGATAAAGGCGCTGTAGAAGATGCCTCAATCTTTTTACCTGGAGTAGCAGGCGGCAGTGTTCGCCGTGGTACTGCTAAAGACTACGGATATTTCTCTGAATCCCTGGATCCCAAAGGCAATGTTCTTTTCCGTGTTGGTCACGGGAACATTGATCGTCCGGAGGCTAATGAAAATATGGTAATTTCTCAGTTACCTCAGAAGCCTTCTGCTCCTCCTCTGCAAGAGAAGGTTTCGTCACAGGATAATCTTGCAGCTTATCGCCAAGGTTTATTTGATGCCCTTGGAATGACAAAACCGCAAGAAGAAAAGAAACAAAAACCTTCATTAACGCAGTCTTTATTATCTGGTGTTCTTGCCAATGCGTTCCAGGGTAATCCTTTTATGCGTAATTACATGCAGCAAAATCCTTACATGCAAGGCAGAACTCAATCAACCACTGATTTCTTATCAGGACTACTTGGTTGATTACTGCAATCTATAATTAATTGATGACAGAGAATTATTGTGCAGCTCTCTGATTTTGACAAAAGTAGAATTAGGTATCATTTAGGGTACTTTACTGTTTCCGTGCCAGCAGGTGATTATGCCCGCCTGGAAGAAGCAATGAATACAGTACCTGACTCTTATTTCTACGATAAGATTACAATTCAGATTGGCAGGTGTGACACTGCCGAGAAGAAGACAGAGGTTGCAACTTCTCCGTCGACTCGCCTGGAAAGTATTGTTGGTGACGTTGATCGTACCATCCGATCAAGCAATGCCAAGGAGGCATTAAAAGTTTGGGATGAGATTTACCTGTACGAGACAAACCGTCTTGCAGGTATTTTGTACGTTCCTAACTACAAAGATCCGCTGCAGGCAAGATACCGTTTTGAGCGTTCTGGTGCTGAATTTATTCAGGCACTCCCTGGTCCTGCCGACACCGCCGTTGGTTCCCGTATTTACTTGAGAGAGGTTTGCCGATAATGCCTAACCAAGATTTTTTAGCGAATTTTCTTTCAAATAGAACAACTTCAGCTGCCCCCAGAAACTTAAAGTTCCTCTCTGATGCGGCTGGAAACGTTTTATCACGTGTCATACCCCCAGGTGTGAACTGGGGAGGATTACCAACAAGTTTTCTTAGCGAATTAGATCGAATTAATAAGATGTCTCCTGGAGCAGCAAAAGAAGCTGCTCGTACAGCAGCAAAAACAACCTTAACGCGTTCAGCAGTAACGCCTCCCGTAAGACCACCAATTAGTGCTGCTGGACCAGGGGGAATGCTTCGTGCACCTGCTTTAAATACACCTTCAGCAGCAGGGACAATTCTTTCCCGTGGTCCTGTATCTCAGATTCCAGGTAGCCCCGTTCAGTTCGATCCCGCTTTACGTCGTCAATTTGGATGGACGGGAGGAGCTAGACAGGTCGCTGAAAAGCTGGTTCCACAAGGAAGCGCAGTATCTGCACCATCTATTAAGCCTAGCTTTGCTATGGCTAAGGAACTAAGAGCCGTTCCAGGGGTTTTAGCAAACGCTGGAGGCGTCTATACTGGCTGGGAACTTTTTAATCTAGGAAGAACAGGAAGTCTTTTAGATAAAGCTTTAAATGCTATTCCAGATACATCAGATCGTGATCTGGGAAGAATGTCATATGAGGCATTGAAAAAGACTGGTGGGCAAGCTATGAATGAAACATCTTATATCGCAAATGAATTATTGCAAGGAAGACTACCTTACTCTTCGACTGGATTAGCACCTGTTGCTACGACAACTCCAGAGCGTCCAATTGCAAATCTTCCTCCTAATTACAAGCAAACTGAATTAGAAACAGGTGCAGCAGCGGAAGCTTTCCGCTCGGGTGCAGGTTTCCCTGGTCAGCAGTTATTTGTACCGGTTGTCCCTCAACTTTCTCCAGAAGAACGTGCATACAATCAAGAACGTTCACGTATTG